ATCTTCTTCTTCAGCCTTCGACTTTTCTGCAGTCTCTGTAGCTTCAGTTGTATCCTCAGCTTCAGTAGCTTTCTCTGCAGGCTCGTTAGCTTCAGTATCTTCCTCCTGTGAGGATTTACCTAGCGACTTGATTACCTCATCCAGCTTAGTGTCCATTGATTTCAATGACTCATCAATCAATGCTTGTACTTCATTCTTCTCCATACTCTTAGTTCCCTCCTTTGATTTGGCTTCTCGTTCCTTCTCGCCAACTGCAAGAAGATCATCGATAACCTGTTTAGCTTGTTGCAATTTTTCATAGTTAGAATTAGATAACGCCATTCCTGCTTTCTCAGAAGCGGTCTGTGTTGGCTTGCTCTTGAATCCTAACCCCTCGATGAATTTTCTCATCAAGCTCTTCTCTGCTGTCTGGGTTTCGTCTGCTTCTGCTTCTGCTTCTGCTTCTGCTTCTGCTTCTGCTTCTGCTTCCTCCTGTACAGGAGGTTTAGACTTGGCTCCAAACATGTTCTTGGCATCGACTATCGATTCCTGGATCAATACCTCTTGAGGTTGTTCAGTGAAGTTCACTGTACCATCATCCCCAAGCTCATAACCCACTTGATACACCTTGCGTGTGCCATCCAGATCATCAAAGATATGGAATACCACAGAGTCCATTAAGGTGGAATAAATGTACGGATATTTGTCATATCCTGAGAACTGTTTATCCAGTTCCTGGCTGACCAATTCACGTCGTTCTTCCAACGAACCTGCAATGGCTTTCTCGACTGCGGTGACATCAACTTCAGTCTTAGTTGCTTTGCTCTTGATGGCAAGGAATTTGGCTTTTGGAACTGCTGGCTCATCAACCAATGATACTGCATTAACTATCCAATCCTCTCCCAAGTCTGCTAAAGTAACACGCTTGGATTCTTGAGACTTCTCAGAAGATTTCATTGCTGCTTTCTGAAGCGCCATAATAGAGAATCCTCCTAACTTGCCATTCTTGACTGCCTCCCAGGAATCGTCATCTGTCACACGAACTCCCATCATCCAGGAACCCTTTGGAACAATGTTACCATCTCCTGTATCAATGTCAACTGGCAAGATGTAACTCTCAACCAACTTACCAACATTGTTCAGTGAATGTTGTAGGTCAATGTTACCATATTCCTCAACGAACTTGTGTGCAACAGTCTCGATGTGTTCGGCTGATACCACATCACCATCTGTATCTGGCTCGTTCGGAATTAGAACTGGACCAAACACGATACGTTGCTCATCGTTCTTGTATACAATTGGTGCTGTTAACTCTGGCATTTAATCTCCCCTTTCTGCATAGATTAGATATGTGATCACCTCCTTTCTTAGTTTGTATCATTCTGATTACGATTGACTAAGTTGAATGTGTTCATAACTGCCCTCCTATGCTGAATAATATGGTGTGGATAAGATATGCTCATCCTTCCTAGGTATATATGGTCTCTCACGACACCTGCAGTTGATCCACTCTCCAATATCTCCAGAACGTTCTCCTGGATACATCAGCCCATTTGAGAATGGTTCATCTACTCTAACCACCTGTCCATGAAGCTCGTGGTGGTCATATTTGTCGCTGGGGTCTCTACCCCTTACTCGACTGTCACCCACAGTCAACCATTGCTTGTACTTTACGTTGTAGTCAATCAATGTTCTATGGGAACCTTCATTCTGGGCTGACTGAACTTCAGTTCTTGCGATCAGTCTCAAACGGTAATCTCTTAGGTTACTAAAGTCTCCTCGAAGATTAGTGGCAATATCATCAATGCCAAGTCCATCTTCATACCCTTTGGCAAGCGTGCCAGCAAAGTCTCCTTTGATCCTGGAGAAGGTATCTTCTGAGAATGTATAAATCTTGTCTCGTAACTCGTTACGAACTTCTTCGCTGAAGGACGTAAAGCTTACTGTCATTCCAGCTGTGATCATATCCTCATAAGATAGTTTCCTGCCAAGCTCTGAACCTTCCACACCTTCTTCAGATATGGCAACCATCATTTCCTCGAATGGTATATCCAATATCTGGCTTATGAAATACATCTGGTCTCTGGTGTTCTTGGGTATCTTCCCACGCTCCTCCAGTGCTTGGATGAATTGATCCTCCAAACCGCTAAGAAGCTCCCTTAACTTGTTGGTCAAGCGCTCTTCTACTGCAATTAGGCGGTCATCCACATCCTTGACTACAGGTAGCTCCCCATATTGCACCAGGAAATCCACCACTTTAGCGGTCATCTGGGTTGCATATTGATTATCCACCTTTATGCACCACCTTGATAAGATCTTTGTGTAAATTCTTAACACTGTCCATCATCTGTTGATGTTCAGTTTGCTGTTGCTGGAGGGTTGTAGTAATAGGCACACCGTTAATGAAAAACATGTCCATAGATGGGTCTTCAACCCTCTCGTCTCCTCGTTCCTCACGAAGCATGTTAGGACTGTAGTAACCCATTTTAAACAGTTTCTCCTGCCTGTCAATTTCTCGATCTTCATCTCGTGTATCGATCTCAGCAAGGACGAATAACCAATCAGTTATTTCTAAACCCTCCTGTAAGATGAAGCGGTTGATTCGGCTCTCCAGAATTTCCTGCTTAGGTTTGACTACTGACTGCTTGTAAATCTCGGTTGATTCTGCAGCAGATGATCCACCCATCTGACCTTCAATTGTGATTCCTGCACGATAAGGTGGAACCCCATGTGCGGATAGAATCTCATCTCGGTTGTCCTGGCGGAACATTCGGAAGCTAGCTTCCTTGGTATCAGTACTCAATGCTTGGAAGTTAAATTCTACAGGAGGTGCATTATACTCACCCTCTGCAGGCTTGGCAGTAAGCACCAATGTTGAGTGGTTGGATTTCTTAACATCTTGCTGGAAGAACTTCTGAATCTGCTTCTCAGTTTCCTCATCCAGGTCAGCTCCAGATACAGTAACTGCATATGCTGGAATGGCATGGTTGTCGAAGAATGAGATGTTGTACTCCTGTCGCTCCCTGTCCCCAAGGATGGCACTCAATGCAGGGAGGATATCTGGCACACCATAATAATCTGATCGTGATGTGTAGTTCTTAAGATGCAAGATCTCAGTAGCTCGTTCCTCTACAGTAAGACTGCCAAGTTCACTAATAGCTCCTGTGTCCTTGTTCACATCCTGGTCATAACCGAACTGTTTGAACCAGATCTTGTTCTTACCTCTGGCATGGACGTAACGTTTCATATCCTTGTGCGCTCTCATGGTATGTGCAGGAATATGTTCCAACCCCATCACTGTCTCACCATCAGCATCACGGATAACTTCGAAGTAACCATTACCAGTTGCCTCATGGTCAACCATTACCATATCACAAACTTCTGAGAATGTTTTGGTTGGGTTGCAATTCTCTATGAATTCTTTGGCGATCTCACGTTGTTCCTGTGATGGAGTGTCAACCCCTTCCTTAGGTACCAAGCTCCATCCCAATCCTGCAATATCTCGTGCCTTGGTCTTGACTGCACGGTAATGGAATGTGTTAATCTCTAGTAACTCTGCCAACGCTTCAATATTGTACAATGGCTCAACTAGTCCATCTCCTGCATAGGTTTGGTCGAATGTGTCACTAGGAATTCTATTACTGCCATCCTTGGACTTGACAAGGTAACTGTCCATGTAACTCTGGCTCAGAACTTCACCATCTTCCATCACGTATGCTTTTGTACTTGCCATCTAATCACCTCCTGTATGATATTAGTATGAACGTGCCTTAACGGTTCCACGCTTAACTCTGTTCTCTAAGTTGTTTAGTGCTTGTGTTGTAGTATCCATCTGGTCATCATTAGTTGCATTAGGAAAGCTCACAATCTCCTCCACATAGTCATTAACCCAAGGTGCAATGCTAGGATCTGGGATAAACACGTTTCCTGCCTCAAATTGGGGCTGTATTGCGTAAGCCCTCTCTACCTTGCTACCATCTGGGTTGACTGGTATAATACCGCTTATTTCGCGTTTTAAGGAGTTCATGATTGCAGCACCGTTTGCTTTCTTCTCCATGAACTTAGCTTTGGCTCGTGGATGCTTAGCTGACATGTTCTTGACTGCTCGTAAAGACTGGGTGAAATCCATCCTATCTCTCACTCGGTCAATCAAGTACTTATCAGCTCCAACCTTACCCCAAACCTGTCCAACCACGTAACTGGAACTCTCAGACTTGTCGAATGCAAAGTCCCATGATTGAACGATTTCATCGAACTTACCAGGAAGAATCTTGTAGTATTGAATCCAATCTCGTTGAATCATACTTCCTCCAGATGGAGAAGGGTTTTGTTCATACAGTGCTGACCACTCGTACGTTCCTATGGTACTCTTGATAGCTAGTAAGCTCTTGTTGTCATACTTATTCTCCCACAGTGCTTCACCAAGTTCCCTTGGGTCTGTAGGGTCATTCATATCCAACCGCATTGCAGGATAGTTAATTACTTCCCACTGATCTGCATTCGGATCATCCTCTGCCAGCTGTAACAATCTACCAGCAAGATCATCTTCATGCCATCTGGTTAGCGTGATTAACACACATGCATCTTTCTCCAGACGTGTATATAATGTTGAGGTAAACCAATCGTAAACCTTGTCACGAAATACCTTACTCTCAGCTTCGGCTCTATTCTTAACAGGGTCATCAATGATTGCATAATCAGCACCACGTCCTGTAATACCTCCACCAACACCTGCAGACAAATAGTAACCTCCTGTACCAACCACCTCAAACTGCTCAGAGTTTCTTAGATATCCTGCTCCTGTACCAAGCTTGGTATCTGGGAACAATTGCTCATACTCTGGGCTGTCAATGATTCTCTGTGCATCACGGTTCATCGAACTTGCCAGTGTAGCAGAATAGCTCGTGGATATGATATTGGCTTGTGGATTCTTACCTAAGATAAAAGCTGGAAAACGTCTTGAGACTAATTCTGACTTACCATGTCTTGGTGGCATAAATACCATCAGTCGTTTAATCTCTTTGCGCTCCA